TGCTATAGCCTGTGCAGGACTCTGTTCGTATGGTGGTAAGGATGGATCATCTAATCTTGATGCCCACTCTAAATGTTTAATACCTAAATCTGGCCGGCGAAATGGATAGAATTTACGATAAAAAGGCATGTGCTTTTCACACCACGTCGCTATTTCTTTATAATCATCAGACCAATAGTATGAACGTATTGCTTGTTCGACTTCGACAAAGTTTTTGAGCATGTTGAAGTTAACATGTAGCATTAATCTGTCTATTTCGTAATAGCCTGGCGCAAGACCGGTATCAAGAATATGATATCTGCCATATGTACGATATCGAATCCAATCACTAATGGCTTCATATTTCCATTTGATCGGATATATCATGCCTCTCTTGAAATCATTCTTAAACCAGTACCGAATCGGTGCTCGTTCCTTAAATTCTTTCTCAAATAGGCGCCAACCTTTAGATGTCATTGATCCGGGTGGACTATAACTCATCCAAGATTTAAATCTTTTTAATAATTTTTTGATATTGTACATGTGAGAATCCGATGTTGACACATATTACTGTATCGTACACCGGATTGTCAAGTTTAGTGAGAAGATTGGTTAGCTTTGGAGATGAAATTATTCATCTTTTCAGCTTCTGCAATAATTTCTTCAGTAGTAGGAGCAGTCTTGCCGGCTGTTAGTACAGCTTTAGCATCGTGTTGTGATTGTAATACATCACGAGCAAGTCCGAGTAGATCGAGTCTAATTTCGTATGGGGTCTTTGGTGAAGTTCTAGTTGTCATATTGTGTCTTTCGTGTGTTGTGTTATGTTATAATCTTACTCTTCTGCGGAAGAGCGATCCCTGTTGTAAGACTTTCATATTGACCCTCTAATTCCACTACAGGCAAAGTTGATGCCACAACCAATGCCTTATAAAGTGAAACAGGTTTTTCAGCGTCAGCCATCATTAGTAATGGCGCAAACTGATAACCTTTTTGTGTAGGTACCATGCACAACGGATTTTTAATCAAAAACGATGTAGCAGTTTCATCGACTACATTTGTAATGATTTCTTCTCCGGTAGATAACTTAAATATCCCGATATAGGGTGTTTCTTTTTGTTTTTGTGTTAACATATATTCCTAAAAGTTAAGTCTATTATACTGTTACAGTATGTATATTGTCAATGTTAACCGCACTTACTACTGCCGCAATTAACACATTTCTTGCAACCTTCTTCATATACAACATTGGCAGATCCACACTGTAGACACGATTCACCGTGAACTGTTTCCCCATCCTTAATAAAAGATGCAAGGAATTTCTTAATTTGAAATAAGAAACTACCAACATAAACATCCTCAATGCTATCTAATGTAGCAACAATGTTCTTAATTAATACACCGTGACGTAAGTTAAGAGAAATCATCCTTGCAATCTTAGATACATTGTCTCCACCGCTTATTTTATCAGATGTTTCGTCAATATGTATTTCGGGAATACCTTTACGTCTTGCAAGATCAACTAATTTTTCAATAGCATTAGATGTAACAATATTCTTCTCATGATTATTTGTATGTACAAATAATGCAAATGGTCGAGTCTGTTGTTCATTCCACACCACAGAAAGATACCATTTCCTGCCTTCAGCTTTGAGTGTTTTCATAGTTGCTGGTGCTGAATCGGACAACTTAACATTCTCAAGGATAATTTCTTCATCGGCTGGCTCTGCTAACTTCTCATCACGCGCCGATAATACAGTTGTCATTGTACCTGAACGATAAGTGGTAAATCCTTTAATGAATCCTGTATTATATACCGCCAAATACAAGTGTTTGAAATCTTCAAAGGGATAATCAAATGGCAAGTTACATGTCTTACTACATGCCGCATCTGTCCACCTTGCAAATCCTTCTAAATCACGCACATGATCGTTAACTGTTAAGTTAGTTGTAGTTACTGCCCAATCAGCAATCGGATTCCACTCATTCTTACTCTTAAGGAATCTCACACCGTAATCTTCGCAGATAACTTCCTTAGTAAGCCCGCGATTCTTATCAATCTTATAGACTATGCCCTCATATGTACCTTTAAGGATTTCTTCATCGCCTTCTTTATCAAATCTAAATAAATCAGTTTCGTGCCAAGCGCCTTCGTGCCACTTCGGTGTTATATCAATAAGTTCGTCTGGAGTTTGTGCAACAATTACTGTGCGAACATATTCTGGCATGAAAATAGGTTCGATACCGCCTGAAACTACGTTAGCTAATATAGATGAATTACCGTTTGGTTGTTGACTAAGTAGGGATGCATTGCGTATACCTGTTGTAGCCAGCTTTTCCATATAATCATCGGACAAATTAAGCTGTTTAATAAAGGGCGCTGCGGCATGTTTAGTCGGATCACAATATTCAAACTTGCCTTTCTCGACTGCAAGATCAATTGATGTCTCGTATGCGGTCTTTGATACTAACTTCATTAATTTTTCGCGGATAACTCCAGCTTCGTCTGATGCAAATCTAGTTTTCATCATAAAGAGAGATGATCCCCATCCCATTATGCCTAATCCAATACGACGTTTCTTCTGCATAGATTCGATATATTGTGGTAATGGTGCAGAAGAATATGAATTAACATTATCTAAGAATCTAACCATGTAACCGACATAACGCTTAATACCTGCAAAATCAAAACCCGACCCATCCGCCTTAACAAATTGTGTTAGATTAATTGTACCTAAACAACAAATGTTGCCCGGTGATAATGTCTGCTCGCCGCATGGATTAGTTGCAAAAATAGTCTCGCCGTAATTAAGTGGATTAAAATAATTTGCTCTATCTAAAAATAACACACCAGGTTCGGCACGATTATATGTAGATTCCATAATAAGAGTCCATAACCATTTTACAGAAATAGTATTAAAGACTTTAACTGGATAACCATTCTTCTCCCAGAGATTAATATCTCCATTCCATTCTTCTTTATATTTTTCAAATGTAGTTTCTGGAAAATACAGGTCCCATTTGTCTAATTCTGCTAATTTTTCATCAGCCTCTTCGTGTGTAATTTCTTCTGCGGCGACCGCTGATTCTAATTCTTCGATCCGATTTACACGATCCATGAATTTATCGGTGCAATTAACAGAAATATTAAATTTTGTTAAGCGGCCCGGCTGCTGTTTGGCTGTAACAAATTCAATGATGTCGGGATGCCACACATCAATTACACCCATCATGGCACCTTTTCTAATTTTTCCTTTAGCTTTCTTATTTGTGGACTTTTTACCCGAACCCGATGTAATAATTTCTGATGCCTTGTCAAATAACTCCATGTATTTTACTGATCCTGGAGTTTCAACACCTATACCACTAATAAAAGACCCACGTGGACGAATATATGAGAAGTTTTCTCCCCATCCACCTTCAGATTTTAGTGTTTGCGACTGGCTTAACAAGTGACTATAGATACCCTCGAGAGAATCGATGTCATATTTCTCTCGAGGGCCCACGAAGCAGTTCATTAATGTCGTTCCAGACCATTCTGTTCCTGCATTCGATATAATACGACCACCCGGAACACCCTTAAAATTTGTCAACAGATCAAAGAATCGTTTCTCCCAGGTCTCCTTTAATTCATCAGTTGCTTCTACTGATGCAATTGCTTTTGCTATTCTTGTTAATGTATTATCTATATTAATATCATTATGATCTTTATATGTTGTTTCCCACACTTCGGCAGAAAAAGAATCCTGAAACGACGTTCTTTGCATTTACACCTCTTGATTAAATTTGTTGTTGGTTAAATATAACTAGACTAAGTTATATTTTTTATTTGTTCTTTGTTATATTTCTGTAATACTTTAAATTCATCTTGAATTTCTGAGTAATTATTTACCGTACCTAGTTCGTAGTTAAGTACAAACTGATTGTTAATAATAGGTAGTAAATATATACCATCATCGTCCTCAACGAGATATAATTCAACTGTAGGTGGAGTATTTAAAAGTGTTAGTGTGTAAAACATCAGTAAACTAATGGAACTTGTGCAGAATGACCCATGGAATAATATTTCCCAGGGTGTGGGCCAATCTTCTGGACTATAATAATCCAATGTTCGTGAGCCAAATGGCATTTTAGAGCAAAATTTAGCAATTTCGTCTACTTGATTTATCAAAGAGAGTTCTTTAATGTCGTCTCTTAGCTTTTTCCAGAGGTGGAGCCGCTCTTCATTTGGAATTGTGTTCCAGATCATAATTGTATTAGGCGAAAGGGACCCAGCTGATCGTACTCGTGCTGAATGTTAGATCAGAGGAAAAATCGTGTTTATATGAGATTGCGATATGTTGACTTGGCGAGTTAACATACTCAACCATAAAGCTAATATCGTTTGCTGTTAAATTTATCTCTGTACCTGTATCTGTTAGTGTTGCCCGAACAGGTGTTTCGTTGTCAATTGCTGTAATTTTCAGTTCACCGTTCTTCGAAAAATTTGAGCCCACTGTATTCCAGTCCGGTAATACGGTGTCAGTCAAACTATATAATAGTGTAAAAAATGGTGTTGGCAAATAATCAAGTTCGGGGATAGTAGTGAAAACTCCTACAGGTGGCAATATAACTACCAGTGGTGGTAAAAATATGCCGCCACCTAATACAATAGGGATCTCTACATATTCGCCGGCTTCATTACCTAAGAATACTCTACGAGAATCGGTACAAAGGGCTAATTCCCCAGATAATAGAATATTTGGATAGACATTTATATCACAGCCGCCGATACCGGTATATCCTACTGGATATAATGCGTCAAAATCGGCTTGGACGCCACGTCTGTTCTGAATTCTTGAAACTACTACTGGTGGTGATGACATTTTATAAATTCCCTTGTGTGATAGTATTTAGCCAAGACCATACTGGTCATAATAGGCGCATACTTTGTTCGCCCACTTAGTTTCGTAGTGTGTGAACTCATCACCTTCTATTACAAACTCTTGATATTTAGCCTCTCGAGTTGCAATCATGACAACACCTCGGTTTATGTTTGTGCCAAACATTTCGTTATGAGATAAAGCATATGCACATAGTTGCATGAAGTAATCTTCGATCCACTCACGCTTCTTTTCCTTCAAACTATTCTTAAAATCCATAATAGAAGGTATTCCCTGATGTAATCCAACAAGGTCTGTTGTACCTGCGTATAATTCTTTAGAATATAGAGCCACTTCTGTACCCCATACTTCACTTACATTACATAGACCGTGTTTGATAATCACATCTGCAAGGGCACGTTGCATGAAATTGCCCTTCATAGGCTTGTCTAATATGTAATTTTCGAGATTATTATGCATACCGGTGCCTAATCCGCTGGCTTCTACCGTTATGCGAGTCGCTTCAACCGGGCCGAGTCGTTTTCTCCACTCGTATAAATGGGTTTTATCGGCTGTCTTTTCGAGAATTGTTGTGACGGAGGGGAGTGGTCTGCCTTCTCCAACTATATATCGTCTACCATTTTCGGTAGAGATTCGTTCGAGAGGCTTGTAATCGTAGAGTTTCTGTATTAGCATAGATGAATTGTAACACAAAGAGTATCACGAAGTCAATGTATTACCAACAAACTCTCCACTGAATAGTAGATCCTGTTGCAGGGTTTGTTTGAATTACTATTGTGTAGCCTAATCCAGCAAAATAAGATAAGACAGCATTTAATTGTGTAGAAATAGCCTTATCTGTTGTTGTGCCAGCCCATACCTGCCAATATAGTGCAGGGTTAGTTCCGAACGTATTATTCGCCACATTTACAGTAACTACAGCCGGTACTACCGGTGCTATATATGTTGGAGGATTTAGAACTGCGCCGGTTGCTGACTGAGTATATTGTGTACCGGGAGAAGTTACAGCAATGGATGCTATAGAAGTTCCACTAAGTGTTAATGATGTTGTTGCACCTGTGCCGGGATCGGTAATAACAAGATAAGGTAATATATCTGCATATCCAGCACCTGTATTGTTTATCAACACATTGCTATTAATCACACCAAAAGAATCAGTTAAAACTGTTCCTATAAAGCTGCCACCAATTGGATACGGTAATAAAGGATTTAATGAAGAAACAATTTGTAATGTTGTTATGCTATTCTGATATCCCGAACCAGGATTTAATATAGCAATACCGATAATCTGTCCTGTAATACTTACGGAAGTAATGGCAAATATAGCATTAACATATCCGGGATTAGGTAATACTGCGCGAGTTGCAATAATAGAATCGGCAGTCGTATAACCTGATCCACCGTTAACAATGTTTATACCCATTATCTGACCACTTGCATTAACTAATGGTTCTAATACAGCTAGTGTACCACCTACTGAACTTACTGCTAATGTTGCAGGGACCGGTTGATAACCTAATCCACCATTGATCACATTAATAGATAGAATATTTCCACCATTTGTTGTAACCGTAGCCGTAGCAGTTATGCTAGGAACAGAACCAACCGGCGGAATAAAAACAACACCTGGATAATCTAGATAATATCCTGAACCAACAACATCGACATGTACTGATGATACACCGTTGACGAATGTCATCGGGGTTGTACCATTTATTGTAGTACACATTTGCCCGCCACCGGGCTGACATTGACTAGATGCTGCTAATATCGCTTGTTGAATTGCACAAATTTCTTCCCATACCACAGGAAGATTTGTAGCAAGACCTTCCATCTGGGTAGCTGTAGGGAACCCCGTTAATCCTTCACAAGACATATTATCTTATCCTATCTTTGTGGCTGACTGAGCCATATCGCTAACTTGGGAAGCACTATCTTGTGTTTGTCCTGCTTCACCTTGGCCAGCCTCTGGTGCAACAAGGTTTATAATGTCAGGAGTAACATTGGCAACGATAGGATTATCTTGTAGAAGAACCATTAAACTATCAGGAGTAACCGAATAGCCCGATTGTTGTAATTTATCAGCTAATTTCTGTGTAGAAATTTCTGTGCCACCATTGCCCTTGAACGCAATTAGTAAATTATTAAGATCGGACTCTAGACTTTGGTTATAATCTTCGTCAAGTATTTCTCGTGCTCTCATTATCTAGTTCTATTTAGACGTTTACCTGCAAGATCCATTGCATTATTGCGCTTTGATACTGCTACACCCTCTGCATCAGAATCTTTCTGCATTTGTCCGGATGTCTTGCGACTTCCCTGTACATGAGTAGTGCTTGCTGCATCTTGTGCTGTTCTAGCGGCGCCGCGACGTTGGTTTATTAGTGAACCCACTGTAGCATCCGATACTTCGTCAATTTGGGATTCGCGTAATGCTCTCGCCTTAGCAACTAGTCTGGACATTTCCATAACCTTCTTCTGCAAGATGGATTCCATTTTCTTAGAACGACCTAATGCTTCTTCGCCGCCGAATTCATCGCCTTCTTCGCCTTCTGCGCCCAATTCAGCACCGATGTTGTCTAAGTCATTTTCATCACCCATGCCATCATCAGCAGCCATATCGGCGCCTGTGCCATCATCCATGCCGTCCATTGGTACATCCATATCTGTTTGTGCAGTAACTTGACCTGTTGAAGCCATATTACCTACAGCATCATCAACTTGTTGTTTAGCTGTATAAAGTGAATCCATAACACCTTGTAATGCACCATAAATTTGTGTCTGGAATGCTGAAGCAGATTCCATACCGTATGTTTCGCGCATTTGATCTGTTACAGGTGGTAGATCTTCGTTTTGTAAACGACCAATCTTTTCAACCATTTCTTGTAGCTCTTGAGCAAAGCCCTTAGCTGCCATCATAACTTCGGCCTGGCTTACTTCTGTTTCTAGAAGGCGGCGTAAGTTCTTTACTAAATTTTTATGTTCTCTCATTTTCTTTCCTTCTGTATGTACAATACCTTGAGCTCTTTTCTTTGCCTGAGCTTTCCACGGATCTTTTTCTTCTTCATCATGTGGAACTAACTCTAAATCTGGATTATCTAATACTTTTGCAGCCTGTTGACCTGCTTGTGTGCTCGGTTCAGAAGCTGCATGGCCTCCGTGAGCCGAGGCACGTTTTCCGACAGTACCCCACTTATCACTTTCCATCATTGCAGAACCAGCATCAGATAAGACAGGATCTGCACGAAGTTTAGACAATGCACCGGCATATACTCTTTGTTCTACTTCATCGTCTGGCAGGAAACGATATTCACTAGAACGATATCTATTCATTGCATCTTTAATAGAATCTGTAAAGTTACCACTCAACTTAAATTCTTTAACAACTCTGTCGATCATAGCGCCGATAACAGATTCTTCATCTGGCGAACGTTCGGGAATACCCATATGGAATATACCATGTTCTCTAAGGTTTCTAAGGTTTCTAATACCTTCAAGCACTAATAATCTCTTCGAAATCTCCGAAGAATCTCTTGCATCATCGCCCTTAACCTTTAAGCCAGTTATTTCTTCTTCAATCTGTTCCATGATAGCAACTAAGTCTTTATCACTAACATCTTCAGAGATCTTAAAACCGTAATTAGTTTCGAGGTGCTGATTTATCCTTCTGAATGTGGCATCTGGTGATTTACCAATATCGTTTAAAAGCATATAAATCGTTCCTGTTAAGTTTTATTTCTAGTATTTATCATTATACTTACTATTTTATTCGTTTGAAAATAGAGATACTATCTCTAGCTTTCTTAGCGAGAATTTCAGCTACTTGAAATTTGTCTTCCAATATTGCCATACGTTCTATATCGTGTTTCTTCTGAGCACCTTTCAAACAATTCAGATAATGAATCATATCGGTGTGATATTTAGTAAATTGCTCTTCTAGTGCCATTACTTTCCTAATAGCTGCCTGTTCGCCTGTATTATATCTTTGAGCTACAATTACAGCAATATCAAATATTGATATATTTTCGTATATTGTTTTTTTATTCGATACTATATTATAAAGACCTTCAGTATTCTTTTCTATGAATGTATTGCCGATTAAGGTGGTCTTTTTAGACATACGTATAGGATATCCTTTGCTGATAGCAAGTTGGGCACCACGATCGGTAGCCTTATCTAACTTTTCAAGTAAGGATGATCTACTCATGCTATCTCTTAAATCCGTTATTTGTTCTACTAGCTGTTTTCTTTCCACGCACTGCAAGATTTGCAGATAATTCACCCGATGCCTGTGAAGGCTTTGTATCACCTACAACTGTTTTAGCCACTTTCGGAGTATATTCTTTTTTAAGCTCTTCATCAGTAGGTTGACGGCGCTTTACACCACCCATAGGCATTGGCGCAACTGCAATACCGCCTGCACACGATGCTCCACCACTACCATCTTCTACAATACCAGCAAGCTGTTTCATTCTTGTTAGTTCTTTATCTTCGGCTACAGGTTTTCCAGATTGATCAACAGATGGTTTCATCCATTCCATTTTGCCTGTCTGCGGATTCTTAACTTGAACACCACGTGGATCAGCTGCTGGTTTTACAGGTGTTGGTGCAGTTGCAGCTGGTTGGCTTTGTTGTCCTGGCGGGTTGGCAGGTGTTGTACCTGGCTTAATAGGTGTGCCGGGCGCTGCTGGCGGTTCGCCGCCTGGACCTGTAGGCGACAAAGGTTTTCCAGATGGTGGTACAATATCGGCACTCGCTTCATCTAAAGCACAATAGTCTTTGAATGACATTTCCGAAATCATTGCTCTTGCTTCTGTAACATCAATATTATTCTCTTTGATGAGTTTTTCAACTGCATCACCGTGTATAAGTGAATTTATAATTCTATCATTTCTAATCATATCGAATCCATCCTCGAAAATGCAACATTCTTTCCCCAGCCACTAGGGCTACCTGTTACTGTAGTAATTCTAACGCCGGTGGGAATAATAACACCGTTTAAATCATCCACTAATAAACCAACTGGACCAGGTGTACCATAGGGAGTAAAATTATAAAACTGCACTCCTCTTTCTACGGCAAATTTCCATACAAACCCCTCACCCGACAATTCTGGTGTATAATCAGCTAGTTGTATCACCGCTGCTGGATCCGATAATACAACCGGCATCGCTCGCAACCCAATACTCATTAAAAACACTTCGAAATTCTTCTGACTCTGATCTAAAGGACTACCTGTAACCTGAATATTCACTAATCGAGCTAATTCTTCGGAAGGTGGAGGATTAGGATTAGGGTTAGTAAATGCACCAGGTGAGGATGCGTAGCAAACATAATATTGCAAATCTGCGGTCAAATTTTGCATTGACGTTGCTGCACCGTGAATTCTAATTGGCATTTCTTATCCTTATCTGCTATTTAGCTGGGTTTTATTATAATGTAGAACCAATCTGGTGGAATACAGAGTTATGTATTTCCACTTATATGCTATTTATCTTTACTAATCAAAGCTAACCCAAAAAAGAGCCTCCCGAAGGAGGCTCTTTGACTATACGATAGTGATGTTAATTTACAACTACTGCTGCCGAACCGGACTCTTTCAAACGAACTGAAATTTTTACATCTGGCATATCTTACTCCGTAATTAATATATCACCAGACTCTGTGATTAAATTATTACCTAATTGATCAGTAATATGAGCCTATGGATAGGTAGGTGTCAACAACCAAGGATGCCCTTCTGCTGGGCTAAATGTGCCTGGTGTTTCATATATGTTATAAGGTCGATAACTAGGGCTGCTTGTATCACCACCGGCCTGACGTATTTCTTGAGCGATCTGCTCAAGTTTAATATTACGCTTAATAAGCCTACGAGCTTCTATACTCTGGTCTGGCGATTCATCTGCTTGTTCTTCGATGTAAACATTCCAGCTTGTATATCCTAGCGGCACTGGTGGGGGTGTAGACATTACTGTTCCTTATCATTTACATTATTTATCAAGTTTAGAAATTTATGTCAAAAAAAAGCAGCTCGAAAGCTGCTCTTCTTTCTTTAATACACCAATTAAGTTGTAATAAATGTGACTGGCTGATAGCTGTTTGCAGAGCCAATTGGGGCACCGTTTGGTGTAGCTGTAGAACCTGGTGTAGAACCTACGCCTGTTTCTAGATCGCCGTTAGCTACTGTAGCAACTGGCATTGTACCATCGAACGTTGCAAAATCCATAGCAAATGTCAAGTACGAACCACTAACGTCAACTAGTTGACCAAGTGCTGTATTACCACCTGCTGTTGTAATAATTGCCTTAGCACCAACTACTGCATTACCAGTAGAGATAGAACCAACGTTGTCCGAGAAGTAACCTTCCGAACATCCAACCATTACGTCAACAACTGTTCCTGCTGCACTCAACATAGAAATACCTAATACTGTTGCTTTCAATTCTAATTGCTTCAATGCCTGGACAACTGCGGACTCAACTACGCCGAACGATGTGTCGCCTGCTGAAGTTGTTGTTGTTGCTGTGCTTGTACCAGTTAAGAACATCTGAGCTGCTGGAATAGCTACAAGACTGTGGTTAAATGTAAGCTTGATAAAAGCTACTTGTTTTTCTACCCAGATACCAGAGTATGCTGCGCCATTAATTTTTTGTGTCATTTTAATAACTCCTTATTTTTGATAGGATAATCCTATTCATAAACTTATTTATCATCTGAAGGAAAATATTACAGATATGAAGATTTATTCGTCGACTAACATATTCGCAACTTCTGGAAAAGTTTTGTGTAAATCCAGCTTTCGTCTGATATCGTATTGATTAAAGTATAAGATGAAGTCTTTAATGAGATCTTGCCTATTATCACACGGTTGCATTGCGTATTCTCGTAGTCTCATTATTTGATCTATTTCTTCTAGATAAAACTTAACATTTTTTGATCCCGGAATCTTAATCCGATGATTCTCTACATATTCAACAATCTCATCAAGGTATGGCTGCATTAGCTTCTTATCTAATATTCGTATATCCATACACATCGGCCAACGTAAATAATTAATGCTCAATCCTACCGAATCTCTCGAGTATTTCATTTGTAGATTGATAATTTCAGCCAAGAAATCCTTAAATGTAAATATACTCAGTGCATTAACTGTTGTCATGAATATTACCCTAATACCCGGGAGTTCTGTCATGATATAGTTAAGATTATCTAAGAATTCAGTATAATTTAATCCATGACGTATATATTCGGCATGCTGTCCAGTAGCTTCTAGGCTCGTGAAAATCTTAACTCTCCTAACCTTTCCCTCAATTGCCCTTATCTCTTCTACAAATTTTTCAATCAGTTTTCGTGGAACACCTAGATTCGTGTTTATTGCGAATTCTATATCGGGATTGGGATTGTTCTTTATCCATTCCATAACAGTCCATGTATGCTTCGACAATAATGGTTCGCCGCCTGTAATCCTGAATGTTCTTAGATTGGGGTATAGATCTGGCCACCATTTCCAAAATGCGTCAATATAGGGATTATATTCATTATGACGAATTGGATATTTGTCGACATTTCTTATATATTCTGTATCATGAAGGGAAATTGTATGCAATCTATATGGGCCATTTATTTCAGCATCTTCCATCCATTTAGATGATACTTCAGGGGTACAATACATACAAGCAAAATTGCATGTTGAATCAAATGCCACCTCGAGATATGTTGGATCAATATCTGCTCCGTCGCCGCTTTCGACAACTTTCTGCAGATAAGGTGCTGCCCACGGAGCAGAAGATTTATAGATTCTATCTGACACACGATCTGTACCAAGATTTTCTATTTTCCAACAATAATCACATTCGGGCGACTGTTTACCTTCCATTAAGTCTCTTCTTGCCAACATCTTAATAGGTGAATTATGAATTGCTTTAGGATTGTCCTTTAATTGCTCAACTGAAATCTTATTTCTCTGAACGTGATGGCATGAATGAGTCTCCCCATTATATAATAAAATTGTACTCTGAAGCCATTTGGCTGTACAAAATGTAGGAGATATCTTATTTAATTCTTCCTTGAAGTCTTTTATATTCTTAAAAACGTCTGAGTTTAACATATTATTTCTTAGTTGGCGTATAGTTTAGTTTCAAATCGGGATATTTCAACTGGATTAATAAAATCCAAATTATTAAATTCTGTATCTGTATTATCATCTAAGTTAATGTAGACTACTTCGTAAATATCTTTTACTGTGTATTTATTTGCTGGATTAAATAATAATCCTCGTAGTAATTGAAATACAGTTGACTTAGATTTATCAATTTCTAAGATATGTTCAATGAGGGCATCTTCCGGTACAATACCTAATCTAGAAAGAGATATAAGAGAATGTAGTAATATGTTCAATTTTTGAACTTTTGATATTTCAGCAGTAGTAGGATCCATATTAAATATTAATTCTTTAAATTTATAAAAATACGAAATACACAATTCAGGATCTTTAAAATCGTGTGATGACATTAATATTAAATGCTGGAGAGCATCTATGATACCATTTCGATTATTAGTCTCTATCGATTTATTTAATTCTGATTCTAATATATCAAAATACATTTGTTTCTTGCTCAAAGGTCTATGTGCTTCCGATGAAAGATGCTGTATTGTTAAATCTGTGCATACAGCATACGAACATCCCTGAGAAATAGAAAAGTGTTCGTGTATTCGTTTAACCCATGTTCCTGCTATATTTCGCCTGAACATCCGATTAAGAGATGTACTAAATCTTTTCGATCCATCTATTCTGTTAATACTCGACACGTCTGCATCAACATCAATTTCATTATTTTCTGCTATTAATAATTCATCCGTATCTACCCAACAATAGTATTCAGTATCATTCGGGAACAATAATAAACAATCATTCCTAAAATTAGAAAAATTAACATCAGAATACTCTTTGAAAAGCACAGTCAAATTTGGATACGCTGATTCAAGAGATTTAGTGTACTCATATGATTGTTGATTTCCTGTATTAAGCATTATAACTGATCTTGCCAGTTTACAATGTGTCTCAACAAAACAATCTATATATTCGAAATCATCCTTGAATATATTTAAAATAGTTAGATCAGACTTTAAATCTAGTTTCATAAATTATTCCCAGCGAAGGTAATAGTGTCTCAAATAATTCCGTGAAACTTATATCTTGAATTATAGATAATACATCGTTATAGATTTCACGTGGGCGATCGTGAATGATCCAATTGTTTATGTAATCTTTATGATTCCAATAGTGCAATTTAATTAGTTCTTTCGCTATCGTGGTCCATTCATTTTTTGGACTCCAGTCAAATCTATGTTCAGATAATACGACAGGAGATGATTCGAGCATTAGATTCGCACTTATTTCAAAATTTTCGTATATATTTGCATTCTTAATCAATTGTCTACGACAAGCATCTGTATTTAGAATTTTAACTCCGCCATGTTCATAAGTAATTCCATATTTATTTATAGACCAGAATTTTATTGGTTTATGAATATTGACATATTTAACACAATCTTCTAGAATGTAATTATCTGCTTCAATCATCATGAAGTGATCAGAAGATGTCGAAGCGAATACAAGTTCATATGCATTTTTTATTGATGAGGCATTACTACCGTCAATCAATATTATATCTCTATCTAATACCTGTTGGGCTCGGATGAAATTTTCTTGCCAATTTAGTTCATTAGAATGTAAAAATATAACATCCATGGCAATATTCTTCGGTAAATGTGTCAGCACCTTCGTTTTTAAACAGATTTCTAAACATGTCTATTGATGATCCCAAATTATCTCGTTCGTTGAATCTATAGGCAAGAAACGAGCCAGTTTCGGCGATATGTCCATTCATCTTGACACCGAAATACATAGTTAAAGACACCAGATACGTATGAATACGCCTATGGTGTTCACTTTCCCAATTAATTTTAAATGCAAAATCGAAATTCTTTAGAATATCAATTTTTAATTGCTGATTGTCCATAATATAATTATAACAATATAATTATAAATGTCAATTATTTTCTCTGGCGCCCAAGATTTTGTCTATCTTGTTCTTTAATACGCATAGGAAGCTCTGTACGTTCCTTTAATAGAATTTTTGTGAAGATTTGTTCTATCTCTTTAACTGTTGCTTCTCTAGTAAACATTCTTTTTCCAAAATCCTTTACCTTATCAAACCAACCTTTCTGTTCGGGCTCTGGTGCGTTTAATTCATCACCAAATTCTTCTTCCATATAGGCAAGAATGTCGTCTTTGATACCATTTTTGTTTATATAATCAATAATCTTTATAATCGTCGGGCTAGGACCGGATTCTTCATCTTCATAATCCTCGCTTCCATCATCTCCAATTACTTCATCAAAAATATCTTTTATATCTGTTCTACCAAATCCGGCTTTATTTAATATCTTAGCTATTTCATCTAAATCAGTAGGATACCCTGCTTTTGACCAGGAGGCCTGAAGATCTTCTAATTTAATTGTATGCTTTATCTTAGCAGCATACTTAAGAATTTGTATTGCTTCTCTCCTATCTACCCTACTTTCAGATAAGGCAGTTCCTTTTAATGATGTCCATAGTTCTTTACGCTGAGCAGATGTCATTCCTGTACCAATAAGATTCTTTAACTTCTCAAGATCTGCCCCTTTCTTCTCTGCATCCTCTGGGGCTGGTTCGGTACTAGGTTCCGCGGCAGGTTCTTCTGCAGATGCGCCCGACGGAGCCTGCGATAATAGAGCCGAAAATACTGCCTCTACATCCTTTTCACTTATCTCTATCGGTTTATCAATCATTGCTTCATTGACTGGTTCGCCTGGCTGTGGAGGTTGAGGTTGTTTCTGTGCTGTTCGAGCATCGCGCTTTTTAATCGCACCCGGTGATTGACTTAATTGTCCAGCGACTTTGCCACCTGTGTGTTGTTTAACCTGTTCGGGTGCTGCACCTTTGGCCATTACAGACTGAATTGTGCTATTAATTACTTCTTTATCGTAGTCTGTTTCGCTTCGCAAAAACTGTGATAGATTATCAGTAGTTACTTTTTTCTTATATGCGAGTTGACCAGTTTTAGGATCTGATTGTAATGCTACAATTTGATTATTCTTTAAATATTGAATCCAGGCTTTTGTTAATTCACCTGTATTAGCTGATCCGGGTGTAGGTGCCGGAGTAGGTGCCCCTGGTTTAGGCGTAGGTGCTGGCTTATCTGCACCGGGTTTCGCAGTATGTACCAATCCCGTAGGTGTTCTAGTAATTGTGCCACCTGTACTGGATTTCGATTTGTTTGCACCACTTAAGGTATTACCCATCTGCCCAAATGCGCCTGCGCCGCCAGCTGGCTTTTTCGGGGCTTCATCTAACGGTTGTATATCATCAAAACGCATCTATCAATTAATTGCTATCGCAATCATCCCCTGTTTTGATACGATGTACCATTCGGGTAAAACGATTGGGATCTGCGCCGCGGATACTGGAGACAAAGCGTTTCTTCAAGGCTTCGGCTTCTTCCGGAGAGAATGCTTCGTCAATTGTTTCGAGCAAATTAATAGCAGAGACTATTATATGTTGGGCTCGCGCTTCAATTAGTTCTTCCCTACTTTTTTGAGGTACGTAAGAACTAATTTCTTCTAATATAGATCTGCTTCTTCGATTAATAGACAATTTCGTCTCCAAATTACTTTCTATTATTTATCAGCTTTTACCTTTTCTTGAGAAAAGCCCGGAGACCTAATGCGCTATCTATTGGATTTGCTTTTGAATCCATTCCCACTGTTGATGTAATCTCGCCTGTCTTGGCATCGAGTTTCTCACCAGACCTTACTACGCTGTTTCTCTTTAGCTGATCGTAGATATTCTTAGATGTTGCTGTGATTGCATTATCAGCATCTTCTTCTAAGTCCATAATTCTTAAACTCTTATTATTAAATGATAAGTCTACCTTAGATCCCACACCAGAACTCGAACGTGTTTTCATAAATTGAATTTGATAACGGCCGCCTTCTTTCATTGCTGCGCTTGTAAAAATGCCGATAACATTATCTGCCGTATTAACTTTAGAAATACCGCCTGCAATATGACTTGGATCAAATTCAATCTCTTCATAAGATCCACGATTTAACTGCGAAGCTGATACTGTTACCATATCCAACTCGACTGCTAAGTTACGCAATTCTTCTGTCACGTATTTGTCTTTAACGAACAAGTTTTCTGCTGAAATTTTCTTACTTAATGGCGACATAAGATCTAAGTAATCAACTAGGATTGCACTTACCTTCTTACCCGAATGAATTTCATATTCTTTAATGAATGCTCTGATATCATTTGTTGTGCATCCGTTCGGCATTTGTTTAATACGCAATGAACCTTGACTCTTTTGTTGTGATGCACGAATTTTCATATGCACATCGTCAATATTACGCATAACTTCCCGTGTTTCGTAGTTTGTGTGCATTGCATCGATACGCATAGCACATAACTTCTCACTTAATTCTAATGATAGATAGACCACATTTTGTCCAGCCATTGCCCAATTTACAGCAAGATTCTGCAAGAATAGTGATTTACCTGCACCGGATTGCCCTGCAAAGATAGTAATTTCACCTTTGTTCAATCCACCGAACAACTTTTCGTCAACTGTTTTCCAACCAGTGGATACTTGGCCTTTATTTTCTCGTAATGCTTCTAGTCGCGCTTTTGGATCAGCATAATAATCTAATCCTAAATCCTTAACTAGTGCAATTTCTACCGCTGCCTTAATATCGACCAATACTTCGCCATATCTACCTTGATCTAATCTTCCCGGTGATGCTAAAATTGCATCACGTAAT